ACTGGGTGCCGGCCGCCGCCGTGCCCGCCGAGAGCGTCGCCGAGGTTGCGCTATCCCACTGGGTCAGCGTATCGGCGATGATATCTACGATGGACGAGTTCTGCGGCAGGTAGACCACGGCGGTGACCGCCGTGGTGCTGTTCTGGCTGAGGGTAACAGCCTGGGTCAGTTCCGCGAGCCCAAGGTCGGAATGATTTACACCATCCGACTGCTGGGTATAGGTTCCGACCGGCCCCGAGAAAGAGGTAAGGGACATGGAATATCCCCCTTACGATGTCGGGAACGAACCCCAGGCTGCCCTGGGCTCGTTGTAGGAAAATGAATACCGCTCGTAGCCCTTGACGAGAAGATTATCGGTCGTGAACTCGACCTGCATGTCCGTTTCGAACGGGACGCGTTCGAGATAGAGCAGGCCGGCGCCGTCGCGATTGAGGCTGGTGATCAGGAACCAGGCGAAGTTGCTCGTCAGGTATTCCGAGACCACGTAACCGTCCGGCAGGCCGCCGGCAGTCGAGTAGATCGCGTTGACATCGTTGTCGGCGGTGCCCGGGCGAAGCTCGGTCTGCGTGAGGCGGATGGCGACGGGTTCGAGCGCGAACGGGACGACAAGCTTGCGCGCGCGAGCGTGCATCTTGAGGCCGGCGTTATCGAGGAAGGTCGTCGGGATCGTGGTCATCGCATTGAGGAGCGACGCCTCGTTGAGGTCGACCTGCACCGAGGGGGTGTTCGCGAAGGTTCCCCCGTCGATCGGGTGAGAGGTCGAGAACAGGGCCACGCCATCGCCACCGACGGAGCTATTATAGACGTTGCCGGTGTTGAGGACGTTCCAGCCGTAGATTTCCTTGGTCTGCGCGAAAGCGTTGATCAGGCCGAGGTTGGTGGGCTTGAACTGCGTCTTGTAGAGGTTATCGTCGATGGCCTTGCGGGTGATCGCGTAGCCGAGGCCGATTTCCATGTGCTCTTGATTATAGACGAAGCGCTCACCGGAATTGTTGTCGAAAGCGGTCTGGCCGCCCTCGCTCTTGAGCTGCGCCAGCCCAAGGAACCGCATATTCGCGGAACGTTCCAACGCCATGTTGGACTTGCCGCGGATAAACACCTTGTCCCAACGGGTCGGGATCATCGGGTACTCGCCGGTAACGGCGCGGAGTCCCGGAAGCAGAAGGTCTCTGATCTGACCAAGATTGACGGGCATCTCTGATCTCCCTTACACGATGCCGGTCAGCGACTTGGTGTCGACGTTGTTGAAGCCAACGACGATCCAGTTGTAGCCGGAGGTGGTATCCGTGCCATTTGAGCCCGGCGGGTCGGTCACCAGGTCAATGATGCGGAAGGGGAGGGTGGAGGTGGTGCCGATGGTCGTCTGGTCGGCGTAAGCGCCAGAGATGCCATTTGCAGCGTTTCCGGTGCCGATGCCGAAATTGACATTGGCGTCGACATCGGCGAGGCCGATCGCGGTCGCCGAGCCGCCAGCCTGCACAGTGAACCGAGCATTCGGATCATTGACAATATAGCAGGTGACGTAGTTGCCGCTCGCGACATCGCTGCCCGGCCAGTAGTTGGACCAGACTTTACGCTTCTGCGAGACGGACAGGTATTCGCACTCGACGAAGATGCCGGCGATCTGGGTCGTGCCGGCCGAAGCCTGCGCAACCGTGCCGTCGGTCTGGGAAGTCACGGGGTCGCCCGAATAGATGGCGCCGGCGTTATACTGAGCCTTTCGCGCGACCGTTTCATAGGTCGGCGAAGAGCCATTGCCGCTGCGCTGGGAGAACCCGAAAGGAGCGTTGGTGTTAGCCATCGCACTCTCCTTGGGGATTTAAGCCGTTCTTCCCGGCGCGGGAAGGCAATGCTTGGGGTTAACGTCAGGGGCGCCCCGACGAAGCAAATCCTCGGCTAGAGGAATAGGTTGGAATGGAGCCGTCGTTATTCCGGGATGGCACCCGGCTCAATGGTCCGGGAGATTCCTGTATTGCGGGCGGTGCCCGCCGTCCTGTCACGGAACGGCCCGACGGCGCCACGGAGCTGGTCTTCCTTGGCCTGCACCGCGGCGCGGGCATTCTCGCGCGCCTCGGCTTCGGCTTCACGGGTCAATTCGATCGGGCGTTCCATGAG